ACCAGTTGTTGCAAAAACAATATACGATATGACCGAGGCAGAAACAGTATTAGATACGAGTTGTGGTTGGGGAGATAGACTTGCTGGTTTCTTTGCCAGTAATGCAACACATTATTATGGTTGCGATCCTAATCCAAATACGTATAAGAATTATCAAAAACAAATAGAAGAGTATAGTAAATTCTTTAAAAACAAAACTGTTAAGATATGGAATTGTGGTGCAGAAGATTTACCTTATAACGAACTACCAGATATAGATTGTGCATTTACTAGTCCACCGTACTTTAGTACTGAACAATATAATAAAGGTGGTGAGAAAGAAGAGAATCAATCTTGGTTTAAGTTTAATGAGTATGAACAATGGAGAGATAATTTTTATCTTCCAGTTGCAGAAAAGACTTTAAGTAAATCAAAATTTATGTTTGTTAATATTATGGATCCGAAGATTAAGGGTACTAGATATAGGTCAAGTGATGAACTAGTTGAAAAATATAAAGATAAGTTTATAGGTCAAATTGGTATGAGAATTAGACAACGACCTAAATCAGATAAACTATTTAAAGATGATAAAGAAAAGGCAGATTTTATGGCAATGACATATATTGAAAATGTATGGTGTTTTGGAGAGAAAACAGACTTATTTAAACACGCAAGAGTAGGGACGTTAGACGCATTTATATAAATAATAATATGGATTACTTTTATTTATTTTTGGTTATATTCATACTCAATGATGGTTTTACTATGTCAAGGCATTACTGTTCCTATTTAAGAAACTTACGAGAAAAAATTATTGAAAAGATAACCTATGGTTGGTGGATTGCCATACATAGTGTTGTAGATATAGGAAGTATTATTGGTATGATGGTTTATTTTGAAAAAGCAAAACATTTTTGGGTCGCTATTTCCATACCGATAGTTATTATACTATGGTATATACCTTTAGGATGGAAAAAGTATCGTGAGAATAACAGTATATAAAAGATATAATGATTATATTTTTACAGATTTTCTACCAACGGAACTTGACTCGGTTAGAGAATTATGTTATATTAACAACATCAAATGGTACACAATAAGTTATACGGAAAGCGAATGGAACGAATATGAAAGATTTTCTAAAAGAAATAATTAAAGAAACAGGTAATGAATTTGCTAGTTTAGCAAGTGAAGGAATCACAGCAGGTGATGTATCTTCATTTATAGATACAGGTTCTTATTCTTTTAATGCTCTTCTATCAGGTTCAATTTACGGTGGGTTGCCAGGCAATAGAATTACAGCAATTGCAGGTGAGGCAGCAACTGGTAAAACATTTTTCGCATTAGGTATTTTAAAAAATTATTTAGAAAAAGACAAAGACGCAGGCGTAGTCTTGTTTGAATCAGAAAACGCAGTATCAAAAGATATGATAGAGGCGAGAGGTGTTGATAGTAAAAGAGTTGTAGTAGTACCAGTATCAACTGTACAAGAATTTAGAACACAGGCAATAAAAATTTTAGACAAGTATTTAGAACAAGACCCAAAAGACAGACAACCTTTAATGTTTGTATTAGATAGTTTAGGTATGTTATCTACTACAAAAGAAATGACAGACACAGGAGAGGGTAAAGAAACAAGAGATATGACAAGGTCACAAATTGTCAAATCTACATTTAGAGTTTTAACACTTAAACTAGGACAAGCAGGTGTTCCTATGTTAATGACCAATCACACATATGATGTTATTGGTTCTATGTTCCCACAAAAAGAAATGGGCGGCGGTTCAGGATTGAAATACGCTGCTTCAACAATCATCTATCTAGGTAAACGAAAAGAAAAAATCGGTACAGAAGTAGTTGGTAATATTATTCATTGCAAAACATATAAGTCAAGAATCACAAAAGAAAATTCTCAAATTGATGTTAAGTTAACCTATAAAAAAGGACTAGATAAGTATTATGGTCTTCTTCAACTTGGTGAAGAGGCAGGTATCTTTAAGAAAGTATCAACAAGATATGAAATGCCTGATGGTTCTAAAGTATTTGGTAAAACAATCAATGATGAACCAGAAAAGTATTTTACAAAAGAAGTATTAGATAAAATAGATGAACACGCAAACCAAAAATTTACATACGGATCAGACGAAGAATAAAAGATACACCTTTGCTCAAAAGGATGGTGAAGATTTTTCCTGTATAAAACTTACCGAAGGTAAGTATAGAGGAGTAATTTTTCACTATGGTAAAGTAGAATTTGGAAAGGATGAAAATCCTGATGGTACTAAATCTATGAAGTTTGATTTTACTGTTAGATTAAATCCTACAGAAGAGAAATTGGATCCAGATAATAAAGAATTTGTAAATTATATTGGCGACTTGTTGATAGAATTATTAGATGAGAAAGTGAAAAGTGGAAAATAAAAATTATATTAATGTTTATGATGATGTATTAGAACCAAATCAATGTCAACACTTGGTTGATAAGTTTGAAGATTCAAAACATCAATGGACTAAAACACAATTAAAAGGTCATAGGTCTTTTACAGAAATTAATATAAATTTACATTCAGATTGGCAAGAATATGTGGACATAGTATATAAAGTATTGAGACCATATGTTGATAAGTATTGTGAAGATAATAATATAGATAGATTAAAACAATGGCCGAATAGATTTGGTTTTGAACAAATACGTTTTAAGAAATATGAAGTTAATAAGGAAGATGAATTTCAAGAACACGTTGATGTTATGGATTATGCAAGTGCAAAAAGATTTCTTGTACTCTTTTTATATTTAAAAGATAATATAGAAGGTCATACTTCTTTTCCTGAATATGATATGAAAGTTAAACCAAAAGCAGGTAGATTATTAATGTTTCCACCTTTGTGGACTTATAAACATATAGGACATAAACCAATAAAAGAACCTAAATATATAATAGGAAGTTATTTGCATTACGTATGAGCGAAAGATTAGAAACAACTATATTAAATAATCTCTTCTATCAAGAAGACTATGCTAGAAAAGTATTACCTTTTTTAAAAGAAGATTACTTTGGTTTAAGAACTGAAAAGATTTTATTTACAGAAATATATAAATTTGTAGAGAAATATAATAATCTTCCAACAAAAGAATCAATCTTAATAGAATTAGGACAAAGAAAAGATATTAATGAAGAGGAACATATTCAATTAAATGATTATGTTAATTCTATAGGTAAAATAGATTCCGATCCACAATGGTTGTTAGATACAACTGAAAGATTTTGTAAAGATAAAGCAGTACATAATGCTGTATTAGATGGTATTAGAATTTTAGATAAGAAAGATAGTAAGAGAACTCCAGAAGCAATACCTAGTATATTAGCAGACGCATTAGCAGTATCTTTTGACCAACATATTGGTCACGATTATATAGAAGACGCTGATGATAGATTTAAATGGTATCATACTAAAGAAACAAAATATCAATTTGATTTAGATTATATGAATAGAATAACCAAAGGTGGTATTCCTAGTAAGACTTTGAATATTGCATTGGCAGGTACAGGTGTAGGTAAGTCTTTGTTTATGTGTCATTGTGCAAGTGCTTATTTGGCACAAGGTTTAAATGTTTTATATATAACTTTAGAAATGGCAGAAGAAAGAATTGCTGAAAGAATTGACGCAAACTTATTAGATGTAACTATGGACGATTTACATACAATGCCAAAAGATTTATATGATAATAAGATAGAGAAGATAAGACAAAAGACTGGTGGTAAATTAATTGTTAAAGAATATCCAACAGCGTCTGCTCATAGTGGACACTTTAGAGCATTGTTTAATGAACTTTCATTAAAGAAAAGTTTTAAACCAGATGTAGTGTTCATAGATTATTTAAATATATGTGCGTCAAGTAGATTTAAAGGTGGTAATATAGGTTCTTATTTCTATATCAAAGCAATTGCAGAAGAATTAAGAGGACTTGCAGTAGAATTTAATGTACCATTGTTTTCTGCTACACAAACAACAAGAACTGGATTTATGAGTACAGACATAGGACTAGAAGATACAGCAGAAAGTTTTGGATTACCAGCAACAGCAGACTTTATGTTTGCAATAATATCAAATGATGATTTAGAAGCATTAGGACAGTTAAAGATTAAACAATTGAAGAATAGATATAACGACCCAGGAATTAATAGGTCATTTATTATAGGTGTTGATAGAGCCAAAATGAGATTGTATGATGTAGGACAACAAGCACAAAACATAGTAGATTCAAACCAAAAGGAGGAGGTTCCGAAACAAAAAGATATCGCTTACGATAAGTTTTCGGATTTTAAAGTATGATAAACAAACCAATTTTTACAATAGATGTACACACGCAAGAAGATTTTTTAAATCAAGATGAAATAGATAGATTAATTACTAGTATAAACAAAGCAGATTTATTAGATTATGATTTCTTTAAAGGGAATGCTAAATCAACATATGTTGCTATGCAAGAACAAAAACCTAACATTTTAGATTTTCATAAAGATATAGCAGATAAAATTATGAAGGAAGTTTATGTACCTAATCAAAGATTGGCTCAATCTTGGGTTAATATACAAAATAAAGGTAGTACATTAGATTTTCATAATCATCCTAATTCAGTTGTTTCTGGTGTTGTATATTTAAAAGCAAATGGAAATGATAGCAAGTTAGTCTTTCAGAATCCACTTACTCCTATGTCACCAACAGCAATTTCTCCACACCGAGAAACTTATGAACTAACACCTAAAACAGGATTATTGGTAATGTGGCCGAGTTATTTAATGCACGGTTCAGGACCTAGTATTAATCAAAGTGATGAAAGAATAGTATTTGGTTTTAATACGTATTGGAAATAATGATAACTATTACAAAAGAATATATGGAACAACCAAAAGATATTAGACAATCTCATTTAAATTTAAAAGATAAGTGTATTGAAAGAATATTTGAAACACAATACAGACAATCAGGTTATAGTTATTACTTAAAGGGATTGTTAGCACACGTATTAGATACAAATATACCATTAAGAAATAAAGATGGTGTAAATGTATTACTAGCACACGCTTGCAACAATGCTAAATGTGCTAACCCTAAACATTTATATTGGGCAACTTCTAAAGAAAATATAGCAGATAGTGGTAGTTATTATGAAAGAAATTTAAAGAAGAATGGTAAGCAATTTATCATTGATACAGCGAGAAAAGTTGCAAAAGAAAAACCACCTGGATATTTCAGTAAGATTAACAATAGAAAAGGTAAAAAACATACTTTAGAACATAGAAAAAATATATCACTAGCAATAACAAAGTGGCATAAAAATGGGTAGACCTAGATTTTATAAAAGTAATAAAATGATTCCTACTAAAGAATATAAAGCTAATTGGGAAAGTATTTTTGGTAAAAAGGAAAAGAAAAAAGAAGAAGATGGCAAAACAAAAAGTAAGGTTCAGCAGAAACGACAAGAGACCAGCAAAGTATAACTATAAACTTTCTTACGAAACAAAGATGGTTAAGAAAGGTAGAAAAATACTTTGGCACGTCATAGAGAAACCAACTGGTTCGGTAGTATCAGAATTCTTTTTTGAAGAGGATGCTGAGAAGTTAGCGAAGTTCCAAAATAAGAATAAAGTCTGGCAAGAGAACGGTGGTATAGTCAAACACCTATGTTTTCAATCTAAATAAATCGTATATAAATAGTCATAGGAGAGATATGGCATACGAAGTTTCAGAAATAACTACAGCAACAGCATTACAAAAAACTGTACCAGAATTAGAAAAATTAACTAAAACTAATCAGTTAGTTAATTTTATAAAGGCAGGTAAGACTGGTAGGGGTATTGAGTTTGGTGATCCAAACACCAAAAACCAATTCTTAAAAAAAATGGATCCAACTGTTCCAAAAAATCTTTCAGATATGGCAGTAGGTATATCAGCTGCTATAGCAATAAGAAAATATATGAAAGCTCCAAGTGGTAGATTAACTGTATATATGACAGGTAATATCTGGTCACCAGAAATTAGGGATTTTCAAGTTAGTGCTTTTGGATTTGCAGATTATAATTCAGCAGATTTGGTAGTCACCAAAGATAAGAAAAAATTTTATGGATTTTCTTTAAAGAAAAAAGCATTTGTTAAAGATTCCGATCCAACTCTTATTAATAAAGCATTTGCTTCCACACTTGAAGGTTCAAGATTTGAGAAATTAAGACAAAAATTAGAAAAAACTAGAAGAGATTATTTTGCTAGTGTAGTTAAAGAGGCAGTAGCGAAAAAAATAATATTGAAAAAGGATATTAAAAATTTTGATAAGTTAGATAATCAAGAATTATATGAAGCTAAAAATAGAGATAGAGACCAATTTGATAGAGCTTATATTAATACAAAAGGATATGCTACATCTCCTAAAGGATATCTAGACTCTAATACTAGAGACCCAAAAAGTATGAGATACTTTGTTAATAATAAACTGTATGATACTAAAAATAATCCATTGTGGAAAGTTTATAAAAAAATAATTAATGATAATTCAGAAGAGTTAGCAGAAGTTTTACTTAATATAATATTAAAGGTAAAATTATTTGATAAACTCAATACAAAAAAATTAAAAGGTAAAGAGTTTGATTTTGCTTTAGTAACTGGTATAGGTACTGTTGTTAAAGAAAAGGTTATGATTTCACCTGGAAGAGTAGACTCATTAAAAACAACCTTATGTGGATTAACAAGAATTGATAAGAAATACAAAGGCGAGTTTGAAGTTGTGCAAAATCCTGATACACTTAATAAATCAGACGCTGCTAAAATATTCTTTTTATTAAGAAAGGGCAGTCTTAATATGATAGATTTACGAGTTAGATATAAAGGAGATTTTGTTATTAAACCACAATTTCAAGGTTATATGACACCTGAATTTAAAGCAGAAATTGCTAAAGAGTGTGCAGGTACTTAAATTATAAATAGTATTATATGATTTGTTAATGGATATTTGAAGATAGATTATACTAATGGAATAAATGAGGAATAATGTTTAGTTTTAAAGGTTTTACCACAAACGACAAGAATACACACCTAGAACACCTAGAAGATGATATAATCAATAGAGGTTCATCTGGTGGAGTTAATGCAATTAACTTTCTAAAATCAGTAAGAGATATGCTCGCAGGTCACTCGGGAGCAAAAATCAATACTACTGTTAAATGGGATGGGGCACCTGCTATTATATGTGGTGTCAATCCTGAAAACGGT